ACCTTTGCACCTGCCTCGATGGTCGGGGCATAGGCTGTCTCGAGCACCGGGAATCCGAGCAGAGTGTTCGGCATGCCCTGTGTGAGAGCCGGCTGCCAGAGATACTGGCCGTTTCCGTCCTTGAGCTGACGGACAGCCTTGATGGTGGCGGTGTTGAGGAGCCATTTTGCGTTGGCCCTGTATCCGGCACCGAGGCTGTAGACCAGGTCGATGAGCTCATCGGCTGTGATCTTGTTTGCAGCTGCGGTTGTGACACCTGCGGATCCGCCGTTGGCGGTGAAGATTCCGGTCGGCTGATTATAGCTGTCGCCTGTTCCGACGCAGAAGCCTTCCTCTTCCTTCTTTGCGATGGCCTTGGCCAGGGCGTTGAGGATGTACTCCTCAAGGTCGAATGCCGAATCAGCCAGAAGCTCATCGGAGACCTTGAAGATCTTGCCGCACTTGTGGGCCTTGAGGATTACCTGGGCAAAGGAGTCGTCGGACTCGCCATAGGAGCCTTCCTCGGCAATCCATGAGGCTGTGCCTTCATCTGCCACGACAGGGATTGCCCTCTCGTGAGCACCGACGCTGACGACGTGGGCATTGGCCCTGATGACGTTCAGCTGGCCGAGCTTCTCGACAAGTCTTCTCTCGAACTCCTGCGGGACGAGATATCCGCCTTCGGATCCTGTGTCCTCCTGGAGAGCATCCTTCAGCTGGCGCATTGTTGCTGCTCCTCTGAGGAAGTCAAGGAAGACCTTCTTGTACTCGTCGGAGTTCCTGCCGACCTTCTTGTCGGTGGTCTTCGGAGTGTTGGTGATGGGCTTGGATGTTCCCTTGTTCATCTCGGCCTCTCTCTGCTCGACCTCGTCGAGGAGTGCAATCTCTGCCTTGTAGGCGTCGACCTTCTTAACCATCTCGTCGTAGATGGCCTTGTCTTCTGCAGAGATGGTCTCATCTGCCTGGCGATGGGTCTCGAGGAAGTTCTTGCAGTCTTCCCAGGCCTTGTTCATGCGAGCACAAAGCTCAGTTTTTGAAGTCTTCATTTCTGTTTTCTCCTTGTTAAAAAGACTTTTTCTTCTTGAGATCCTTCATCAGGTCACCGACCTTGTAGGTCTCAACTTCTTTCGGCTCCTTCGGGCTCGGGGCCATGCCCGGAGCCGTCCGAAGTTTTGCAACAAAACTCATGGCAGCATCACGGCTGCTGAATTTTCTTCCGGTTTTATTCTGGGTTCCATCCGAGGTGATGGGCCTGCGTTCGATGATTCCGTCAGCAAACTTGTTCTCGATTGCCCAATAGACCTCAAAGAACGTCTCCTTATCCATGAGACGGCTGATCTCGTCCTCGCTCTTGCCGGTCTTCAGCATGTAGGCATTGACAATGGTCTTCTTGCAGACCTTCAGCTCCTCCTGGACCTTCTTGAAGTCGTTCTCGTCACCCATTGCGATGGTCCACGGATTGTGGATCATCATCGTTGACACGGGACTCATCAGGACTTCGTCTCCGGCCATTGCGATGACGGATGCGGCTGATGCCGCGATGCCGTCGATCTTGACCGTGACCTTTCCCGGATAATCCCGGATCATGTTGTAGATCTGTGCAGCTGCATACACGTCGCCGCCGTAGGAGTTAATCCACACGGTTATAGGCCCGCTGGATGCATTCAGTTCCTTGCGGAACATCGCCGGAGTGTATTCGTCACCCCACCAGCTTTCCTCGGCTATCGTGCCCTCGATTGTCAGGACCCTTTCATCAGATCCTTCCTGACCTCCGGCCCAGCTCCAGAATCTTCTGATCTCGTTGTTCTTCATTTGCTTGTCTCCTTTCCGGCTGAGCCGATGTCGACCATGTTGCCGTTGCAAAGATATCTGTCTCCGCCCAGCTCCTCCGGGATGAGGTCCATTCCTTCCTTGGCCCTGATGTCGTTCGCGCTCATCCAGCCGTTCTGGCGAGCCACGGCATAGGCCTGGTTACGGCTCTGCAGATCGCCACGGAGAAGACCCTCGGCATTGAACTGGATATAGTGGTCCTTCTTCTCGAAGCTGTTCAGCAGAGCTCTGTCCATCGCCTGCTCGAGTCTTGCCATCCACGGCCCGAGCGTGTACTTCACGAACTCCAGGCTCTGGTGCTCGATGTTGCTGAACGTCGCATGCTCCAGGTCGCCGATCATGTGCGGCGGAACCCTGAAGATCCTCGCGATGTCGTTCACCTGGAACTTGCGGGTCTCGAGCATCTGCGCGTCCTTCGGCGGGATGCCGATGGTCTTGTACTGCAGACCCTCTTCCAGGATGGCCACCTTTCCGGCATTGGCCGATCCGCCATAGGACTCATGCCAGGAATCCCTCAGGCGTTTCGGATCCTTGAGGACTCCCGGATGCTCCAACACGCCGCTCGGCGTAGCCCCGTTCTCGAAGAACTTCGATCCGTATTCCTCGGTGGCGATTGCGGCACCGATTGAATTGCGCATCATTGCAATCGGCGAATAGCCGACCAGCCCGTCAAAACCGAGGCCCGGGATGTGTAGCACGTCCTCCGCATCGAGGCGGATCTGTTCTCCGGCCTTGAGCCCCGGGACGATCTCATCCTTGGAGACCCTGTAGAGGTAATAGATCTCGTTCGTGTCATCGTCCCTGCAGACCATCATCCGGTCCGGAAGCAGGGGATACAGACCGATTGTCTGTCCCTTCAGGTTGCGGATGATCTGGCTGTAGGCGTTGCCCCAGGTCAGCAGATGCGTCATCTCGGTCTCGCGCCAGGAGAAGCTCGTCATCTCAGTGTTCGGCTCATCATGCAGCACCTTGTAAAGCGGATGCTCCCGGTCTCTGTCGGAACCGCGTCCGTTGTATTTGAAAAGATCCAGCGGAAGGGATGCGACCGATTCCGCAATAACCCTGACGCAGGCATAGACCGCACTGACCTGCAGCGCGGTTTTCTCGTTCACGATCTTGCCGCTCGTCGAGCGACCAAAAAGCCATCCGAACCGGGTCCCGATCTGATAGTCCTGGGGCTTGTCCCGGCTCTTCGTTCTTCCAAAGAGTCCCATATTGTTTCCTTAAATCGTCAGATTGAAATAATCCCTCTGGTGTCGTAGACCGATTCAGAGGTGTCGTTTCCGTTTCTGATTGCTCTATCCAGAGCCATGACCATCGCCACTGCTCCGTCTATTTTCTCGGTGGACCTTTCCTTGTCCATCTTTATGTTCCCGGCAGGATCCTGCCGGACATATACGTTATCCATCATCCAGGTCAGTACCGGATGCCCGCCGTGGGCGATCTGGCCGGAGAGAACCAGCCTCATCAGCTCCTTCGTGGGAGGACTCATGTCCCTGAATCCCTGGCCGAACGGAACCACTGAAAAACCCATTTCCTCGAGATCCTGCACCATCTGCGTGGCTCCCCATCGGTCGAATGCGATCTCTCGGATGTTGAACCTCTCGCCCAGACGCTGGATTGCCTTCTCGATATAGGCATAATAGATCACGTTACCTTCGGTGGCCTCGAGGAATCCCTGCTTGTGCCACACGTCATAGGGCACGTGGTCCCGGAGGATCCTCAGATCCATGTTGTCTTCCGGAATCCAGAACCACGGGAGAATCCAGTATTTGTCGTTGTCGTCAAGAGGAGGGAACACCAGCACAAAGGCCGAGATATCGGTCGTGCTGGACAGGTCCAGTCCTCCGTAGCAGACACGGCCCTCGAGGGCATCCATGTCCACCGGCGTGTTGCAGATGTTCCACTTATCCATCTGCATCCAGCGAACCGCCTGCTTGACCCACTGGTTAAGCCTCAGTTGCCTGAATGTGTTCTCCTCGGTGGGATTCTGCTTTGCGCTGTTGTAAGCGTCTTTCACTTTGTCGATTCCTATTGTGTATCCCAGTGAGGGATTTGCCTTCTTCCAGACCTTCGGGTCGTTCCAGTCATCATCCTGTTCAGCTCCGTAGATCACCGGATAGAATGTCTGGTCCTTCTTTCTTCCTGCCATGATGTCCAGGGCCTTCTGATGCGTTTCGTAGCAGATGCTCTTTGTATCGGTTCCCGCCGTTGTAATCAGGAAATACAACGGCTGCATTCTCGCATCGCCGGAGCCCTTTGTCATGACATCGAACAGCTTTCGGTTCGGCTGTGTGTGTAGCTCATCGAAAACCACCCCGTGCACATTGAAGCCGTGCTTTGAATAGGCATCGGCGGAGAGCACCTGATAAAAACTGTTCGTCGGCAGATAGACCAGCCGTCTGGTCGAGGCGTTTATCTTGACCCGCCGGTTCAGGGCAGGACACATGCGGACCATGTCCGAGGCAACCTCGAAAACAATCGAGGCCTGCTGGCGGTCTGCGGCGCATCCGTAGACCTCAGCCCTTTCCTCGAAATCCCCGCACGTCAGGAGCAATGCAATGGCAGCCGCGAGCTCCGATTTCCCGTTCTTCTTCGGGATCTCGATATACGCGGTATTGAATTGCCGGTATCCGTTCTTCTTGATAGTCCCGAAA